GGAAGGATAACAATCAGATTTGTAACGCGAGAACCATGTAGCGCCGAACCCTTTCGAAACAGCAATGTACTCAGGGCGAATCTGAAAGATTTCGCCGGTACCGGTATCGAGATTTTGGTAGTGTTCTTCGGCTTTTTCGCCAGTGACTTTTTTGAGGGAGTATCGAGCAACATAGGCTGCGGATCGATAAGAGACATGACCGAGCCAGGCATGGCCGAGACCCCAAATTTTGTTGAGAAGTTCGGAGCGGTAAAGGTAGTCGCCATGGGCGTTTTTGGAGTGTTTGACTTTGTCGGCAAAGTCAATTCCATAGACGATTGCATGGTAGTGCGGGCGGCGCGTTGTATCGCCGTATTCGCCGCACATGAAGAACTTGATTTTTCCATTGTGAACCTTTCTGAGACGTTTCATGAAAAGTTGGAAGTGGCGATGATCTAGTGATCCATCAGCCGGCAAGTGTTCGTCATCGTAGGTGAGTGTGAGGAAAGAGGTGAGTTCGTGGAATCGGGCTTCGTGCATGCAGCGAAGAGCCCATTGACGGGAACGTTCGAGACGACAGCCGATACAGGCCCCGCAGGGCACTGTAACCGGCATATCGACGAAAGCGCCTTTAGTCGTGAAGACAACTGGGCGTTTTCCCGTCTTTGGGTTTGTCGATGCTGAGCGATAGCCCTGAAGGGGTTTGTAGCATGGCATCGCTTAGAGGCGAATGCCGCCGCGCATCGGATTGGAACTGAAGTTTTTCTTGTGGGAGAGGGACGCCCCCTTGGTGAAAGACCGGCGAGATTGTGACTTGGACATTTTGTGGCGTTTCATGGTGAATCTCCTTTATCAATAAAAACAAGAGGATTACAGAGGTCATAGTAGTTTAGACATCCGTTGGTGTCAATTGGTCTATTGACAACAAGTATAGGGCGACCAAATTGACGGTTCTACGAACCCGGATTTCCGGAAGCGGCGGAAACCGGTTTAACGCTCTCTGAGGCGTTATTTTGCACAGGGATAGGGTTGGGTATTACCGGAGGCACGATCGGCTTAAGGAGGCCCATTTCTGCAAGTTCTGGACGGTTCTTTTCTTGGGAGCAGAAGTCCAAAAAGAGGGCCGGGTTGTTTTCGAAGCGTGCACGGATGCCGGAAGGCATTTCGTGGAAGAGGGAATTTGCGCCTGCGATGAAGTCCATCGAGGACTGAAATTCGAGTCCGGTGACATCGAGGTATTGCGGAGCACGCTCCGCGATGTTTGGAAGTTCGCCAGTGGCGATGTAGCGACTCATGATGATATTGACGTCGCATTCATCTTTAGCAGATTGTTTTGTCCATCTGGAGTTCTCCGGGAAGGAGAGACGGACGCGATTTTTGACAGAGTAGGCTGATTTGAAGAGGCAGCCATCATCGATAAGAGGTGTGATTTGATTTGAAGACATTTTTAGTCCTTAAAGAGTTGGACGGAGCGCCGTTTGGTAAGAAGACGATGGACAGTTTCTGACGCGCTTCGCTTGTCGAATCCCCCGCAATAGCGGGGGATTTTGTTTATTTTCCAAAGAAGTTTTTAAGAGCCCTTGCGGAACCCGTGACTTTGCCGGCAATGCCGGCAGCGCGTTCGAGTTCCCGCAGGGACTCATTGAGATCAGCTTCGGTTTCCGCAGAGCGGGCCTCAGCTGCGATTTTTTTGATTTCGGCCGCTTGACGAGGGCCGAGATTTGAGCGAGCAAGATCGTATTCGAGTTCGCGGAAAAAGAAGTCGGTAATCGACTTTTTAGTTTTCCACTCCTCGGTCCGAGCGAGTTGATCTTGCAAACGAGAGGTAGAGCCCAGTTGCTGCATATGGGCGTAAGAGGTTTCAGTGTCCTGCTGAATTTTGGGCGTCATAGCCGCCTTGTTTTCCGTATCCGCAGACACGTTTGCAGGACGTTGTTTTTCAGTAGTGGTTTCAGCCTCCGTTTTGTCGGCCTGGGCATTGAACAGTCGCGATTGAGCGACCTGGTTCATGATTTGGCTTTTGGCGGAAGCCGCCTGGATATTGGCAACCCGGTCATCGACCGTGCCAAGGGAAGGGGCCTGGCCCCCTCCATACCCCTTTGTAGCGACGAGGATTGGATTCAAGCCAGCAGCTTTCATCCCCTCGACTTGAGCAGACGGGAGGCCCCGAGCAAGGCGGTATTGGGCAGCAATGGAATTCTCCATTTGAGACTTTGCGGAGTGACCTCCGCCGCCGCCCATAAAACCGCCCAGGACGCCCCCAGCAAGGGCGCCCCAGGGGCCTCCGATAGCCATGCCGGTAGATGCACCAGACATGGCCCCGGAAGTATCGAACATAACGTTCTCCTTAGAAGTGATCGATCAAGCCCGGAACACCATAAACAGGCATCGGGCGAGCAGCTTTGATCGAAATGTAAGAGTCGAAGAGGAAGTGCGGTTCGCTGGTAACAGCGATAACGCGATCGACAGGAGGATCTTCGACGATAAACGCGGCATCGAGAACCGGAGCGGTCTCGAAGTCTTGCGACAAGTGCCACGAGTCCAGCGATTGAGCGAAGCTGGAGCGGAACTGGCCAGTAATCATCGACGGTTTGTAGCGGTATTCCGCATAGCGTTCCTGATAGCCAAAGACTTTGTCATCGTTGGCAGGAACACCGTCACAGAAGATTTCCTTCTGGAGAACAGCTTGTTCGCCGATGTGCGAAAGCGCCGGCCAGTAGAAGTCGAAGCGAGTTTTACGCGACCACATGCGATTGAGACCCTGTTGATAGGTCAGATCAGCACGGACAGAGACCAGACCGATAACGATGCAATGTTCGGTAAAGCTGGTCGTAAAGCCGTGATTGTGGATTTGCGCGGTACCGACAGCCGCCAAGTTACCTTGCGGCGTATTGGCATAAGTGCCAGTCGGAGAAGTTTGAGGAATGGGCGAGATATTGACGGGCGTCGAGCCGCCGCCCAGATACTCCGGACGCTGCAAACGAGCGTCAGGAGAAGTAACACCGAAGTGTGATTTGATCAACTCGGTGTAACGAGTACCCCCGCGAGCGTCACGCTCGAAGATTTTCTGAATCTGGAACGCCTGACGCAGCGAATTGATTGTCGCAGCCGTAGCTTGATTCAGATCAGCATAGATTTCGGGGTAATGGGTAGTTGCATCGGCAAAGCCGGAAGCATTGGTGTGATCCACCGCGTAGAGGGAACCACCAGTCCAACCGCGGGTACCAGACGCATAAAGCGTACCGTCCATGCCGTAGTGATCCGCAGACATAGCAGTATTGCCGCCAGTCGCGGCAATGCCGAGCACAGGAGCAGACCCGCCAAGCGGGATATTGACGGCTTCGCCTTTTTGCGGCCACGGCAAGCAGCTAGTGAAGTAGTCATGGCGTTTGCCACGACGTTGAAGGGTGTAAGTAGCAGCAGGATCGGGCCCGTCACCCATTGGGACGGTATGCGAATCCTGCAAGTTTTGATCTCGGTACCACTGGTTCCAGATCAGGTTATAGGCGCGATGCCAGAGCGCAGAAACGCTCAGGCCAGCGACGCCAGTTGGGAGGCCCATGTAGTCCTCCAACGAATTGGGAGTCCATCCGCCAGCAGGAGCGACGATTTGCGGAATGGTGAAGTCCGTCGAGTCATCCGGGTTGGTCTGCTCTCCGTTGAATTTTTGCCAGTTGTCCCATACGAGACGAATCGGGACAGAGAAGAACTGAGTATCCATGAACATGTTGTCCATGATTGGGAAGATAGGCGTTGCGAGACGAGCAAGCGCCGTCGCTTTGACGTTGAAAGTATCGCCCGGGAGAGCTTCGTCCACGTAAAACGGGACGAGATAACCAGCGTCAAACGTGGTTTTGTAGCCGTGCGAACGGTCAAAGGTAGAACGGGGAATTTCAGCCTTCGGAACTTGGCTGAAAGTGTGCGTCATTACTGACGGTTTGCTATGAGATTTTACGCCGAGAGCCATTTTGTATTACTCCGTGAATTGAGAAGCGAGTCCGAGCGGAACGGGATTTTTGTGGAGATTGAAAGTACAAGTTTCGTCGTCGAACTCTCCAATTTCAACGAGCGTAAAGTCTTCGGGGTATTTGTGTAGTTGAGTGTCCGGGTCACGGACAGCAGTGGTGAAGTCACGAACAGCGAGTTCCTGACGAGCAGAGACGAATGGATTGCCGTAAGCGCGGGCCTTAGAGTCATAGACCGAGAACAAGAATTTAACCATTTTTAGAGTTTCCTTTTAAGCGTTGAGATTTGAGCTTGTTTTACTGTTTCCCGAACGGCGAGACGTTCAGGTGTTTGGTTGTGTGCATTACGTTTTGAACGAGCAATTCGTCTTGCTTTGTATTTTCGGAGCGCTTTGGGATCATCCTTTTCAAGTAGTTTGTCATAGTACTTAGGAACCGGGAACTTACGTCCCTCGTGTGTGAGAAAGTCGGAAGGAAAAGCGTCAGA